AAATTCTAATAAATATCTGTCACGGAAAATTTGGCCAAACCGCCGTTTGCACCAGTCAGAATATTACCGTTATCATCCGTACAGGAAGCTATGTGGCGCATAATATAATCAGCTTCGCTCATGCCTCCGGCCAGTACCGACAAGGCATCCTTCCGCGAATAATCTATCGTAGCCTTAACCGTATAATGAATATATTCATTCTGACATGGTATCTCCACATCAATACAGTTGTCTGAAGGCTCTATTCCAAACTCCGACCGCAATTCCTCTATCTGTTGGAACAATGCACTCAATCCATCCGATACCGGAGCCTGAAGCTGATACTCTATTGTGTATATATTCTTGCTATTCTGTACTGCCTCATTCATTTCACGCCTCCTTCCTTATTGATTGTACAAATAAAGCCATATCTTTTGACAGGGAACGTAATACATTGATATGATGTAACGCTTCTTTTTCAGTAATAATCGAGTATTGTTCTTGTGCTTCAAGAATCATATCAATCAAAGACTCTGCTTCTTCCGCATATATCATCGCCATTTCATCTTCACCCTGAAGTCTATTTATCAACTGCAAAGTTTTATCGGAAATACTCACGCTATTGGTTTTCATTTTTCACCCCTTTCCGGCATTTCTTTGCCTTATAAACGCACAAAGCAGTAACTACAAACAAAGGTGGAAATATAAACCCTGTACAAGCTGAAAGGATGGCGCCGAAATACCAGCGGTCAGAAGAACCGTGTAGTTCGCAGTCTGGAGCCAGGCTACGATAGTAACGGCTTTGCAGGTTATTGACTTGCTCATTCAGAGCATTGACACGTTCGGGTATATGTACCCCTGTGGATTGCGGTGCATACAATACACCTGAAGTTGCTTTTTTCATTTTGGAATGCAATTAAAATGAAACAATATGTAATAAAAAGACGGGAAAGGGAACTTCTCCCAAAAATCAGAAAACCTATAAACAAAAAAGTTCCGCTTTCCCGTTGCATTCCACCTTGAACAGGCAGTGGGCGCATTAACGCTCCACACGGGGGTCGGAACTTATATGTTAACCATTGGACATAAAAAATGCCAACGGCAAAGTTGGCGAATCTCTCCGCCTGTTCAAAATGGAATGCAGTGCAAAGATGAACATTTTATTTAATATGGCAAAAGAAAAGCGGAGTTTTTTGCTCCGCTTTTTAATTAATTATAGACATCATCTATCATTACACGTGAACGCTTTTTCTTGCTTTTCACATTCTCTTTTTGTTCAGGAACTTCTTCCTGAATACTTTCGGACTTTTGTTGTTCTTTAAAGCTTTGTTTGGTATTAAAATTCTCATTAACAGACTCATCTTTTGTTATTTCCTTGCTCAGAAGCCAGTGATATACATTCTGATTACCAATTGTAACAACATACGCCTGTTCAAACTCCCAACCACGTTTGCCCATATAATTCATGGCATCCACCATAGAATTAAATTTAATTGCTTTTCCGTTATCGTCAACCAAATACTGATTAGATGCACCAAGCCAAAAGCTTGTTTCTTGTCCGAAATCAACTGTAACAGTAACTTTATTGCTAAACAACTTTGCTGTACCAAGTAATTCACAGAAAACCTTGTAAGGTTCTTGTGCCATCACACCTACACTGACAAACATCAGCATTAAAAACAAACATTTTTTCATACATTTAGATACTTAATTAATAACATACAACACCTATTCCTTAAAAGTAGCCAAACCAAAAATGAACGAATCTCCATAATATTCAGGTATCTTTTTCACTTTACATTCAATAAGTTTATCAATATTCCTTGATATTAGTGGCGCTCTACTAGCACACACATATCCTATGTGATAGCCATCAGTAGTTAGAACCTTAACTGCATAAGGGTCATATCTATTATCAGGTTCTTCTTCCAACTCTAAGTAATCTCCTTCCTCTAATCCGTACGCAGCATCTTGAGCGTCTTCATCACGATATCGAATCCCTGTTACTTCAAATCTTAGAGAAAAAGTGTTTTCCGGAATATCTGCAACATGTATACTCATTATTTTTTTCTTTTCAGCCTCTATCATTTCAATCTACACGATATGAGGAGATGATATATTCGGTTTCTATTTGGCAGTACAAATATCTACAAAAAATTTAACAAATCCAACATTTACACAAAAAAGGCTTCCAACCCGTGGAAGCCTTAAAGAACGTTGCATAATACGTCTGTCAAACAATAACTACACAACTTCCATAAATTCCTTTCCTATACGATGAAGCCCGTCAACAATACGCTTTCTTTGTTCGATACGTGGCACACGCAACCCGCTGGCGTAATGAGAAAGTTGTTGTTGATTAATACCTGATACACGAGCTATGGCTGCCAAGGATGTAAATTGCTCACATTTACGAAGCAATGCAGCAACTCCCAACTCTACATCAAACTCATAATCCCCATTAACCAGCCATTCCGGTACAGTTTCACCATCCTGCAACAGTCCCTCTACATGCTCACAAACAGCATCAGAAAGTTCCTGCATAAGTCCATCATAGCTTTTAGAAGTAGCGATAACTACACCGCACAAAACATCATCTTCAGTAACCGCACCGAAATTTTTATCGCACCAATCAACTTTCACTTTAATCTTTTCCATATCTTCTCCTTATTTTTTAGCAGGGTGTCATTTCCACCCTGCCTGTTTCCAAATACTGTTCAATAAAAATTGGCTTAAAACCTCACTTTCGTGACCTCTTACCGTCACCCTTCCTTTTTTAGTGGGATGCTTGAATTGTCGGTGGTCGCCTCCGGAACCCTTCAGTTTAACCCAACCGTCAGCTTCAAGCAATTTAATCACTTCCCTTACTTTGTACTTTTTCATATTGGATTGTTATTGCTATTGTTTGACACTGCAAAGATATAAATATTTATATCATTAGCAAAGAAAAAAGCCAAAAATGATATATTTTTTTATACCATTTAATATTTGGCTTTGCCCCTCCGTGGTTGAAGGAACGGAAAAATAAAAAAAATACCTCTTTACGCCCATTTCCGTTTGTGAGTGTGCGAGCAAACGGAAACGGGCGCCGCCCCGCACCCGTCCCCCCCCCTATAAGCGTCCCTCATCGGCAAAGCTGTAATAGGTATCTCCTGCTATGATTATATGGTCTATCATACGAATGTCAAACAGAGTACCCGCCTTTTTCAAACGTTCCGTTACGTTTTCATCTTCCCTACTGGGGTGTTTGCTCCCACTCGGATGGTTATGTACGACAGCGAACTGCGTTGCGGATGCTTCCACCAAAATGCGCATTATCAACCGCACGTCTACTGCTGTCCGACTTATCCCACCAACCGAAACCCGTACTTTCTTTATCACCTTTGCAGCAGTATTCAAAGCTATCACCCAAAGTTCCTCATTCGGCAAATCCCACAAAAACGGGTGTATAAGCGCATCTATATCCTGACTGCAACGGATGGCGTCCTGCCCGTTATGCCTGCTTTGCAGCCGTTTGTACAGTTCAATGGCAGCCGTAGCCACTTTTTTACGGCCGGGCGTCAACGAGGAGAACAATCCGTTCAAATCATATTCCCCGCCTTGCCGTTCCGCTTCGGTAACAAGTTTCTTATTGTTCGTTATCTCGTATATCAGTTCGCTGTCGCTCATGTAGCGGCAAGCACTATCAAACAAAGTTTCCATATATCCGTATTTTATTAAAGGCAGCCCGCCCGAAAGCGGGCTATCCTGTACTTATTATTCACTGATTAAAAGCTGTTCCAACTCTTCGATTTTCTGCTGAATTTTCTTTTGCATAAACTTAATGAACTCCGCCAATAGAAAACGGTTGGAGATTGTAAAAATATCGCTGTTGCTGCCATAGCCCGAAGCTTCCGCAAACCGCAATTTATAAACCGCCGTTTCAAACGTATCTTCCTGCTTCAATTTATCCGCTGCTTCATCGAGTTTATCCATAGCGTTGATAAATGCGGTACGGTTGCGGGAAATCTCTTTTTTCCGTTCAAGGTCGGCCAGACATTTCTCCAGCTCTTTTGTCTTACGGTTTATCTCCTCTTGCAGCTTGGCCGCTTCATCCTTTTTAGAATTTTTCCCTTTACCCTTGGCGGGTGTATCGGCCGACTTCTCCTCTTTCACAGGTTGTTTTGCGGTTTCTTTCCCTGCCTTACCGGCTTCTTTCATTGTCTCTACTGCTTTTGTCAATTCTTCACCGATTGTTTTTACTTCTTTTTCCATGTTTGTAAATTTTAAAAAGTTAATAATTAATGATTTATATAATAGTAATTAATCTATTTCTCCAACTTATGCACCTGACTTTCCGCAAAGAGGTAGCACAACGGAAAAAAGTCCTCTTTCGCATCCTCTTCCCGACCTTGTTTTTTCAGTTCCTCGATGCGTTCCCGCTCCGCTTTCGATGCAACGGGCATTCCCCATATAAGCAGTGCCTTTTCACCTTTACGAACGGTAAAACCTTCTTTTTTCCACTCCTTGAAAGTCTTGAGGTTGGTGTATCCTTTGCAAGCATAGTAAAACCGCAACAGACCGTTTACCGTATCATCCTCGTTGCCCATGTATTCGCCCATCTCCCTGCGGGCAACCAAAGACTGCGACAATGTTTTTAACTGCTGCCTTTTCAGAAGCCGTGTTTCACGTTCTTTCTTCTCGTCTCTTTCCTTTTTCATAATTCCATTTATTAAGATGTTATGTATTAAAATATTAAGCCTCTATGATTACAAAATCCTCTACCGTCTGAAAATAGGGGTCGGCCGTTGAAAGCAGTTCCCACTTTTTCCCGTTCTCATCCCGAAAAAGAATGCTTAGTTCCCTGATACCGTCAAACTTCCTCAATATCTTGTATCCTTTGAAATACTTGTTCAAAACCTCGATAGCCTGTTTGTAAGTGAATGTTTTCATAATGCTGCAAATTTTATGTTGAACCTTGAGCTTCCGGGTGTGAGCCTTTTCATTTGGCTGTTTCCCTGATTGGAGCTTTTTTTTTCTGCGTCGCCTGTCGCTACGCGGTATGTTTCGCCTTTTTTACGCTGCATCAAAAGGTGTTGTAAGGAACAGGAGCAAGTTTTTCAGAAAACCGGAACGGCTTGAATACTGCCCAAAGGGTGGAGATTTTTTATGAAACGCCAGCTTGAACTTGAGCCAGTGACGTCAACATTTACCTTTGCAGCACAAAAAAGCGAAACTGCGTAGTGATAGGAGACAGAAATAAAGGGCGACAATCAGAAAAGGAAACAGCCTGCAATACATAGTTGAAAACTATACCGCTCTGCCCGGTACATCCTTTGAATAGACAATACCGGGCGTACCTGCATGGGTGCAAAAAAAACAGACAGAAAGCACTGCTTTCTACCGATAAAACGCGAAAATTCCGTGTGGTTAAGTTTGGTTATGCCTGTACCCTGTACAGTATCTATAACCAAGCGTACCACACGGAATTTTCGCGCGCCCCCACTCCTACGGGCGACTTCCCACCATATTCGGGCGTTTTTCAACCGAGAAACGCCCTTTAGAAAACTACATTCCATTGAAAGACAAAGAACAAACCCCATTCCTGTGATAAAATCGCAGGAATGAAACAGCTTGCTGCCCGAGCCGCGCCGTCGTCCGTTTGCAATCGCAGCCGCCCGCCCGCATTCGGAAATATGACAAAATATTTACAGTCCCGTAGTTTCGTGCCCGTAGTGCGCCCCATCCCACCCATACCGGCACACCATACAAAAAAGCCCTGCTATCCTCACGGACAACAAGGCCAGGCTAAACGAAATCAACAAAAAGAAGTGTTATACAGAGGCAGCACCCGATACACTCCTGCCTATCCTCCACACACGAATATATTCCTTTCTCAATATGAAATATTTCAGTGCATCCGTCAAGTTGGTAGACTCCTTAGGCAGTCTGTGCGTAGGCAATTTATCCCCAGTCTTCTGCTTGACTATCAGACTGGCACTGTTAGGACCGCTCGCTATTTTGGTTTCCGTCACTTCCATTTCCGACTTAAGGTTCGGACAATTATATTGGTCTATCAACAACAGAAACAGATTGCGCTCCAGGTTCCCGCTCAGCAAGTCCATAAAGAAACGATATTCCAGGTTACTGCCGATATTCCCCTGTCCCAAAGACATTAGCTGCACTTGCCATCCGGTACGATTACCGTCAGCATCCGTTTCTATGTTCTTCTTTATCTGCGTAGCCATATCCGCACCTACCCCTTTGTAGTTATTCATGGCACGGTCATAATACAGCTTCAGTATTTTACGTCTGTGCGGTTTGAAGTAGTACAGAAACCTATCCGCCAACACACGCACACTGTTCGGTGGAAGCGTGTACAGTTCTTTCATCACGCGCATGATATGCCCGCTCCTCTGCCCAAAAACCATGGAAAGCATATTGCCCGCATCCATGCCTGCTTCCAGCGGCTTGCTCACATCCAGGTAACGAAGAACTGTGCAGTCCTGTTCCCACCCGAACGGATGCCGTTCTATCACTTCATTCAGATAGCCGTCCGAATAAAAATGCTTCATCGCCAGATTACAATAAAACATCTGGCCAGCCTCCAATTTCGGAATGATGGAAAGCACATTGCATTCCAAACCCTCAAGCCCTTCCGCAAACTCATCCGTGAACCAGTCCTCACCCAATACATCCGCATTCACATAGGAAGAAGATATGAAAAAAAACGATACACCACGACGCGTCTTTATCCAGCGGGCTTCCCAGCGTTTCATGTTCTTTCCGGCAAGTTCCAGGGAACGCCCGGCGGCCGTCAGCTTTGCCTCCAAAGACCTGTCGGTCCGGAAACTATTCTTCAGCTCATTATAATGCTGCAAGCAGGCCAGGTATTCTCTTTTCGTCTCATTGTAGACAAAACCGGTACGCAGCATCAGCAGTATCTTTTTCTTATCATTCTGCTTCGCCAGCTTCAAAATCCAGTCATATTCGCCCAAATGGTTCGGGTTCGGCATATCGGTCGTAAGGGTACGACTGCGATACCAGACACTGTCCCCATACTTCACCCGAAAGCCACGCACCGCCTTCAGCAAGTTCGTGAACTTTTCTTCCGGGAAATACTTCACCTCGTCCCCGAATACGCCTACATAAGAGCGTCCCGCACCGATTGCCGGGCGGTCCAATGAGATAAAAGTGAAGTTAAAGCCGGTGTAGAACACCATTGTATTTCTCCAATCGGAGCATACGTTGTACATCCGTTCCTTCCACTCCTGAGGCGGTTCTTTGTTTATCACATAATGTCTGTCAAGTTCCCACCCCAGCATAGACAACCCGTCAATAAGAGAGGGGATGATATTCTTGTGCAAATCCGAATAGGTATCCGACACCCATGCAAACGGCGCACCCGGACAATCGTGCGCAACTTCCTGCACCCGTTCCGCAAGCACCTGCACTGTTTTGGCAGAAGCACGCCCGGCAACCCAATAGAGCGACCATGGCATCATAACCGATATGAGCTGAGCCATCCAATTGGAATAGCGCAACTCCACATCATCCAATATCTTTAGTTTTTTCTTCCTGGTCATCGAGCATTTCTTCAAAATCAATATCAACCACATTGGCATCACGTTTCAGCCGTACCTTCTCCCTGGATGGTATATCCGGCATCGAGTCAATCTGAGCAGCCAACAGATTCCGGTTGGCAGAAGGAAGCCCCACCTTTTCCGGGTCAAGGTCATACACCTTGAAAGGCTTCTCATCCAGTTCTTTCGGCTTCACCGGGTCCGGTCTGTCAAGCTGCTTAATCCTGGCAGCCTGTACGGTCAGATTGCCGTACACTTCCATGTCTTTGGAGTTAACTGCGTTCTGAAGAACCACATGGGCAGCTTTCATCAGATTGTCAAACACCATGTTCCGGTGCGCATTGTTCTCTATGGTATCATTCAGGTAGAACAGATTAATGGCTTCACTGTACATCTGCCTGGCACGCATCCGTTCCACATTAAACGGCTCGTGCATCAGGAAAGCGATTGCATTGTCCTTACCATATTTACGATTTATCCCCACCAGGGCATACAGCGCATTATAGTAATCCAATTCATCACCGGTCAGTTCTATCGTACATCCTGAAGCAATGTAGTCCTGCAAGGTCTCAAAATAAGATTTTTCAAACATCAGCCTATATCGTCATAAAATATCTTACTAATCGAATTACGATACCCGGTCGCCTGGCGGAACTTATCAAACCGCTGCGCCTGAGTCACGTTATCCCCCGTCTCCGCACTGGCAGCCATAGCCAAACCCTCTTTGGCCCGTTGCAACAACTGCCCACGTTCATAATGGTATTTCAACGGAGACCCTACAAGGTTGAAATACCAGATAAAATCCGTTTCCGGAACATTGTAATACATTGCAATCTGTTTCGGCTCATAACCGATACCGGCCAGCCGTCCCAGTTCATCCATGTCTATCCGGTCAAACCATGGCGGATCTTCACGCCATTTTACCACTTCGTCCGCTACGAAACTCATACACTTCCTTGTTTTTTAAGAATACATACTGCTCTTCCATTGCATTTTCCCCGTAATTTCCCGACCCCTCAACAACAAAATAACCTGCCGTTGTGTCAAGACAGGTTATCTTCTTATGACTCCAGGAGAAAGACAACTCAATCGTTCCTTCCCGGTAGAGCTGCATCAGCCGTTCAAATACCTTCGGCATCCGGAACTTAATCGTTTCCGAAATATGGAGATGAATGACGCCGATAAATCCTTTTTCCTTCCAGCGGAGCAGCGCATTAATGATACGCTCATTCGTCGAATAGGTCGCTACATACAAATGATTCACCTGCCCTGCATGCTTTATCAGATACACAATAAAGGTAAATGCCGTAAAACTCTTTTTTGTCTCGATAAAAAACGCCTCGTTTTCCTTAGGCAAACGTCCGCATAATTCTTTCAAGCTATTCAGCTTGAACGTCAACATTGTTTCAAAACGTCTGGTGAAAATACGGGAATCGGACATTTCTTTCCGGAGTTCCTCCAAATTAAAATAATAACTCATTCCAACAGACGATTTATATCTGCCAACTCCTTCTCATAGCCGGCCAACCTTTCACGGCGAATCGCATCCAAATGCGGTTTATCCCCTTTCGCCAGTTCCGACTTAACCCGCCAAATATTATTCTCCACCTGTCTCAGCCTACGTACCAGTTCCTTGACCGGAAGTTTCAGAAGCTCACTCCTGCGGCGGAACTCGGCAAAAGCCGGATGTTTTCCCAACAGCGAGTGGTTTTCCTTGTAATAGTTCAACTCTTCCCATATCATCCGATTACCGATATAGCTATCAATCAGTTCACGACTGACAGTAGCGCATTCTTCCAAAGAGGTGCAATCGCGCAATTTCCGGTGTAACCGCACATAAGCATGATACTTGCTGAACTTACGCGAAACAAGCGCTTCCAGCTCCATGGGGCAGTCCGGTTCATTCAGGAACGGAAATTCTTCACGGAAAGAGAGCGGCTCTCTCCGTGAAGCACTTCCCGTAAGCTCCCTTCAATTCTCAAAATCGGAAGAAACCGGGAAACATTTATCAAGGAATTTTTCCAACCAAGAAGAATACCCCGAAACAGCATTGTTCATAAACACCTTACGGGATAAGATATCAATCACCTTATTCTCATCCGGACTCTGCGATACTACAGGCAGCAACACCTGGTCGGTTTTCCAATCAAGATACACCGGCTGTGTCGGATATGGATGGGAATTATAATAAACAGAAGTAAACAGGTAACCTCCCTTTTCCAGTTCCGGGAACCGTTCAAACATCGCAGTCAACTTCTCTTTATCAAACAATACCGGAGTATGGGTCTCATAATTCAGGCATGGCAAACCGTTCTTTTCCAACAACATTGCGGTCTGTTTCATATTCTCCGCATAAAGTCCCTTGAATCTCATCGGAACAAGCTTGCCCGATACTTTAGGAAGTGCTATGTGTGGCAATGCAACCGGATTCATGACATAGATATCATCACTACTCCAGATGAAATATCCGGTCACTTCAGGAGAAGCTACAGCAATTCTCAATTTAGCGAGTGTATCAACCTGCGCATTATCGGATACACGCTGATGCTCGATAAAGGTAATTTCTTCGCTGAACCAAGCCTCACGGTCACCGATGACCACCACATTGATTCCGAAACGTACATTCTCCTGCCAGGAGCGTAAAGCATACAGCAGCTCTCTGCCCTGAGCAAATTCCCTGCAATAAGGAATAACAACCGTTATATGGACCTGAGCCGTAGCATTCACTTTTTCCATTTCAGACAAAGCCTCCTGTTCCGGCGCTGCCATACCATCATTCACATCTGCATGGGTGATATCCACCTTTGTTAACTCATCTTTTTCAGTTTTCTTTTTCGTTGCCATAATTTATTTTTTTAATTCGATACAAAAATATCCCCTATCAATATCCTATAAAAGGACAGAGAGGCGCATGCCAAGCAAACGCCTCTCCTATAACCAACCTTTAAACAAAACTACATTCCGTCTCCGTCAGACGACAATTCCGAAGCAGGCGGCAATCCTAAAACAGCGTTGATTTCCTCGCTGTCCGTTGCCGGAATTAGGCTCTTGGCTATATGGCCGATAGTGCCACCGCGTAAAGAACTGGCCAAATTTATGGTATTCTTATCCCCTTCCTTGTTATCCTGAGAATCCGCCTTGGTCATCTTGAGCGGAGTACACGGTGTTCCGGCAATCTTCGCATCATCCCCCGAACACCCGAAAACAATCGCCCCCAAGTTCTCATTAATGTTGTTGTTAACAAACTCATCATGTTCCAGCTCCGTACCCGGATGCTCATAATCCACGTGGTGAATGAATCCGCGCGCATCATCTTCCCCCTCACTGGTATGATAGATGTTTATTGTAGAATCCGTAGCATACACCGCTATCGGTTTTTTGCCTTCCGCCATTTCAAAAGCGGTCACCTTCACGCCCTTTTCATCACGGGTGCAGGTCTTAACGTCCTCCCAACGGAAAAGCATAACATAGGACTTCTTCCCTTTCGGACGTCCGGCGTTCGATGTCTTTTTCGGTACTGATACCATTGTATAGTTTTCACTCATATATACCTCCTTTCATTTCAAATGCCATCATCAGAAGCCGAAGAAACAGAAGCCTCTTCTGCCGGCGGCAGATAAGCGAAAATAGCTTCAGCCAGCCAAAATCCGGTAGCCTCCCACCATTCCGCAAAAATCTTCACATCGTAATTCTCTCCCTGCATCCAAACTTTTGCACTCTGAGGGTCTTTACTGCGCAGATGTTTGAAGTTCTCTTTCGGTGTGATGAAGAACACACCCGTACCTCGCATGCCTTCAAGCGGCACAAACGAGAACTTGGAAAAATCGACCTTGATTTTCTCACCGTCCTCATTCTTCAGCCAAGGATATTTTTTACGATATGCCTTACCATAACGTGTTACCAAGTCCGGGTCCGCATGGATAAACATGGATTTTTTCTTGTACAGAGGTTTCACTTCCTCAACCGCTTTCTCTATCTGGTCAACCAGTGTCGCATCCTCGAGCTTCTCACCATCGAGCAGCCAGGTTATCGCTTCATTATTCGCTTTCTTGAGTTTCTTCAATTGGGTGACATAACCGTCCATGACGTCATTAGCATCCGTAGCGGCATCACCGTCCTTTGTAGCCGAAGTTTCCTTAAACTCACCAACCGCCAATGCGATTTCGCGTTCCTCGTCCCGTTTTGGGAATATAAGCTTATACAAGATGTATTTCACTACCGGCATATCTTCCGGTTTCAAGTTCTCATCATACAGATAGCCGAGAATATCCTCCATGATGTCCGACGGCGTAATGGGAACGTTGATTTTACACTTGTAGTTCTTTATTGTCAGCGGAGTGAACTTAGACTTGCCTTTAGGCGTCCACTTCGGAACGAACTGCTGAAGCACTGAATCAATGGCAGCCTGCTGCGCACGTACTTCCGTCTTATCCGTTACCAATGTTGACATGTACTTCGTGGACTCCGTAGTACCCATCAGTCCTTTGAGTATCTCAATCCGTTCCGAAGATACATACTTCCCAAACTCCTTCTGGAGTTCAGTTGTTTCAATGGTCGAGTTACCACTGTATGCCGCACCTTTGAAAGCTGCGTCCAAATAACGGTTATGCGCCAGACTCATGTCCGGTTTAAACTTATTACCCATCTCTGATTTACCCCCATCAACCTGCTGACCGGCATCCGGAACCGGTTCTTTTGTCATTTTTTCTATTTGCGCATCTTTTTGGGCAATCTCATCCTTCAGAGCTTTCACTTTATCATCCAGTTCTTTCAAGGATTTACGTGCCTGGGCAAGCGCTGTCGCGTTACTGTCGCGCTCCCGTTCCAATTCCGTTCTCACTTCATCGGTAACCGCTTCCTCTGCATTCCTACCTTCTTTCTCAAATTCGGCGAGATCCTTTTTAAAGGCTTCGACGAATACCGCCCCGTACTTCTGCTTCAACTGCTCTTCCTGCGTAGAAAGAAGGATTGATTTTCCTTTCTCGTCTTTCGCAAAGGCCGAGATGCCCAAAAAGCCAAGTACCACGCTCATTACTTTTCCAAACATACTTTCAGGATTTTGAGTTGATATAATTGTTAATTGTCATTTCCGCATTGATTTCCCGGCTACGCCGTACAGCATAATCCTGGTTACCGATACTATCTATAAGTCCAACTTTCAGCGCATCTTCCGCATAGAACATGCGTCCGCGAAGCAGTCCTTCAGTCTCCTGCTTCAAACATTCACCCCGGTTCTTCCTGACATTTGCCTGAAAATCCCTTGCCAACGGGTCCAGTTCTTCGTCACGGATGGAAGCGTAATCACCTTTCTTGGCCGCTTCAAACGGAGCATTCTTGTAATCGGAAAGATTGGAGTAAATAGTATGCACCTTAACACCGGCATTTTCATAATACTTAGCATAATCCGGAAAGCTCATCATCACACCGATACTGCCGAACTCGGCAGATATGGTATTCGAGGCAATAATCTCATCACAGTAGGAAGCAGCATAATAAGCAGCCGATGCACAAAGGTCACAATGTGCAACAACCGCTTTTCCTTTACTTTTTGCATAAAGAATGGCATCGACCAGCGGTGCAATGGCATCCACTGCACCGCCACCGGAATCGATGTCACACAAAACAGAAGAGATATTAGCCGAGTCAGCCGCATCACGAATAAGGGCCGCATATTCCGTTGTCCCGTAACTGCAATACGTACCATACTTCAGCATAGTACCATGAACCGGAATGATAGCCGTACTACCTTGCGGAGCATCGCTGAAGCTATTGCCGAGTCTTGCGCTACGCCCATCTTTTGTCGCAATCATCAGCGGTATAGCTTCACGCTCAGACAACCGACCGGTATCCTGACTATCAAAGTCGCGTTCCAACAGTTTATCGACAACAAGCAGGTTGGATTCAACCTCCCGGAACGAAACGAACCATTTGCCCCGACAGACCGCACTATATAAATTTGAAAACGCCATTATATTTGTATCTACTAATAAACGATACAAAGGTACAACAGCGCCACCCGCTTAAAAGGACTTTAAATTTTTGGCAAACTCCGCACTATCACGTTTAAAAGAGAGGGTTAATTTCAAAGGAGAACCTGCATATTCCGTTGAGAACGACACCGGGAACTGGTCCGTGCCTACCACCTTGCAGTCACCATTCGATAAATCGAGCAGCACCAGCCCTTCCTGCCGTACCAGCTCCTGTATTCTCCCCATATTGGCTTTTCCCGTATCCGTAACAACAGCCTTAAGCTCTTGTTTCACTACGCCTCCGGACGTATCGCAGCTCTCTTTAAACTCTCCGGAAGATATTCCGATAACTTCCCAGCCACCGCGGACCCTAA